CCTCGTCCCAACCTGCCATATCGACGTCCGGAGTACCGATGCGGTGCACGCCGCGCGGGTCTCCAAAATCGTAATCGAAACCAGCCGCTAGACGGCGCCGGCGCTCGGCAATGATGTCGTCCTCGGTCTTGGCCCGCGGCGGCGGCGGAGAGAACGCACCACTCGCATAGCGATGACCAGCGAACACATCGTCCGGCACCTCCATCCATCCATCCATGTTGGCCGGCTCGACGAGCGACACAACGACGACCTCGCTATCGATAATCTGCACGTATTTCATGGCTTATGATCTCCAGAAGAGCACTTGCGTATATTGTTCAGTTCCGCCACCCGCCACAGACGACGTAATACCGAGGCCATTCGTTGCCTGCGATGTTTGCGTGTAGTATTCAATTCTATATGCAGTATTCGCGCTAACGCTAGTGCATCCAACCGAATAACATCCACCAGCGTATGCATACGACGCCGATGCTGAAATGCTTTTTACAATTTCTGCGGCGGCAGTCACATTATACAGTCTCGTTCGAACTGCATCAGACTTGAAAAACGGCGAGCGCCAAACAATGAATCCGTCTACCGATGGCGTAAACTCATTGGAAGACAAGGAAATAACGCTATCGTCGTTACGCGCCAGCGTATTGAGGTCACGGGTGTGCCAAGCGCCAGAGGAACTTGACCCACCGGCTGTCCCGGCCGTCTTTTGGTCCTCAATGATCGCTGCCGGAATCCCGCCTCCACCAGTCGCTGCGACGGCCAGCAACTCCGTCACGGTGACCTTTTTCGCATCTACCCCATCATGCACAGCGACAAGCTCTGTGCCGTCAAGGGTAGCGGCAGCCGTCAGCGCGGCGAAATTCTTGCCGAGGCGGGCAGTCAATGCGGTCGCCATCGTACCGGCGAAGTTGGCATCGTCACCGATGGATGCGGCCAACTCGTTGAGCGTGTCGAGAGTGGCTGGCGCGCTGTCGATCAAGGCCGACACGGCGTTAGAAACTGCGGCATCTATATCGTCACCGGTCACCAGCCCTTGGCTTTGCAGCCATGCCAGCAAGACCGCCGCCGAAATCGGCGATGGCACCGATGCGTCGCCATCCGCCGCGCCAAGCAACACCGCATTACCCCCAATAGATGGGAGCGGCGCAGCTCCTTTCAGATTAATCGACATCGGCTATGCCTCACAGCGGCTTCTCTAGCGTCAGTTCCAGATAGGCGTCGACATGGTTGCCAGGGATAGAGTTGTCCTCGCCGGAAAGGCGAGAGCCTGACAGCTCTGCGTAGTGGTCGAGCCGAATTGTGCTCGGCGATGACAAAGTAAAACGTCCGATCAACTCTGAACTGGCCGAGCTGTCGGAACTGGCGTCCGGATGCGTATCCTGCGACGTGCCTGACGCGATCTCGGTCGCGCCGGTGACATTGTAGAGCCGGATATGATGGTGCCCGGCGTCGACGCAGACAGCCGCAGCGCGCGCGCGATAGATACCGGCCGGCAAGGAGATCTCGTAAGTCGAACCGTTGAGGCTGGCGCCAATCTGGTTAACGAGGATCGTGTTGAGATGCCGAGACGTGTACGCTTGGTCCGGTAGGAAATAGGGCGACGACGAGCCGCCGCGCGATTCCTGCACCATAAGCACTGGTGCGGTAACGCCTAGGTCGAGGGCAGCCGCCGCAAGCCATGGCTCAAACCCAGATGCCGTCCGCCGCCAATCATCACCCGTATCGGAGGCTGTAATCAGCGTACTGAGCGGCACTGGGAAATCGAGCCAAGCATCGCCATCCCACACGACGAAACGATCTTCAAGACCCGCCCAATCCCCAGTCGCCGGAGCGCCAACCACATAGGCATCACCTTGGGCAGGCGTACCAGGCGGCGAGGTTTCGTCGATCGACAACACCGCATATGCCGGCAGGCGGTACCACGCAGGCAGACCGCCCGTGGCCGCGAGAATAGCCTCCCACAACATGCGATCATTGGCGTTGTCGACTGCAATACCGGCCTCCTTGATGACGGTGCGAACCTGCGCCAAAAGCCCATTGAGCCAATTAGCCGTGATTGGAGTCCCTGTGCCGGGCTGGTTGCCCTGGCACGCCTTGAACCACGTATCGTCAATCCCAAACGTCCGAGTGTCCGTGGGTCGAACAGTTACCGCATTGGCAATGACGCCAACGCCGAGGAGATCAGTCATCGCAAACCTCGTTATTGCCTATTGCCAGACGAGCAATTCGGCGGCCCACATCAGTTTGTCCTCGCCCCACATCAACACGTTGGGTGCGGCATATGGCTCAATCACCAGATCGAGATGGGCCTGCACGACGCGCCGCATGACGCATTCGAGACTGGAAAAATCAGGCGCGCAGCGCACCCGGTAACCGGCCTCGATGAGACCCGCTTCGGCCTGGATTTCCGACGGCGCGACATAGGCCGAGCTCGCCTCGAGATCGACGAGGATGACGAGCGTCCCCGCGATAAACGTCTCCCCCGCCACAGCGCAATCAGCCTCGGCGAGCCCCGCCTCGGCCCCACAGCCGCTATCAATACAGGTCACAGACCAGCCATGACGGGCCGCCACCTCGACGTAATATTCGCAACGCGCCGAGCCGACGGCTCGGACCTTGTCGCAAAGGTCGGCATAGGGGTCGCAAGGGTCCGGCAGTCCGTAGTCGGAGGCCCAGAGATCGACCGTCTCGACGGCCGTGCCGCAGTTGAATTCGGCCATCAGCGCGCAGATGCGCTCGTTGACGTATTCCGCCATCTCGGCGAGCGCCGACCAGAAGCCGTGCAGCACCGAGCCCGGCCAAGGGCCGCCATCATGGTTGCCCCAGGCCCGACCGCGCGGCAGCAGCATCAGAAGCCGTGGCAGGATCTCCGTCTTGGTCGGACAGCGGTCGAGGTCTTCGCCGGTCTCGCAGGTCATCGCGTCACGCAAAGGTCACGGTGCCGAGCACGGCGATCTCACCGGTTGCCAGCGGCACGTCCAATTCGGGCGCGACGATGCCGTGACGCTCCTCGCCGGCCGCATTGGCCACCGCTTGCCAAAGCCACGACCGCGAGAATGTCTCGGGCGTCGCCAGAAAATCCATGCCGGCATGCGGCGTAGCAATGCCCGCGACACGGCCAAGACGGTCGAAAGCATCGCGCAGCGAGGCAATGACCTCTTCCTCCACCGCCGTCGTCAACGGCTCGAGGCCAGAAATCGTCACGTCAATGACGTGCGCCACGGGAAACTCGACGGCGACATTGGCCCCCGACGGTTGCTTCGTGGCGATGTATGAGGCCACGCGCTGCGCCTCGGCCGGTGGCCCGAGCCCGTCGTCGTAGCGCTCGTCCATCAGCACAAACACCCGCACCGAGGCGAGCCCGAGCCCCATCGGCTCGACGAAAACGCGAGTGACCCCTGAAACCTCACGCGCCCAGCGCCAATAATCGGACGCTGCCCCAGCTTCCGGCGGAAACCGCTTGCGGAAGAGGATACGCGCGCGATAGCTCTCGACGTCCTCGACGTCCATGCCGGCCGCCATGCCGTCACTGCCGACCGCCACCGTCGCGCCCGTGCCGGAGACGCCGGAAACGAGGACGAGCGGCGTCCCGGCAAGAGCGTTGCCTCCGGCGCCGTCGCTGGTTGCAATCGCTGCGACCGTGACATCGCCGGCGCTCGCGCGGCTCGCGGCGGCAAGCGCCCGGTATTCGACGCCATCCGCCCGCCGGAACAGGGCGCCGGAGGTGATCGACGCGCCGGCATCGCCGGCCGTCACGGTCACCGTGCCGATCGCCGGCTCGGCCGGCAGGCGCGGCATGCCATAGTCGGCACCCTGCAGCAAGAGGCCGTCGAGATCGGCGGTCACGGCGAACTGGCGCCGGGCAACGATGTCGAGCCGATCGAACAGCTCCTTCATCATGCCGCCAATGACCTTCGCCGTCGGGCCGATATTGTTCGGCCACAGCCAGGCATCGGCGCCGGGCAGATTGGCGCGGAAGGCCCGGCGGACCCGCTCGACGAGGCCGGAAAGCGTCTCGGAAAATGTCGTCATCGACCGACCTGTGCCCAAATGTTGTCAAACTTGCGGTCATAGACCAGCGACCCGTCGCGGCCGTAGAGCCGGACGACGAGATCGAGCCGGTCTTCTTCCGGTCGGGCCGTCGCGACCGCCTCGATTTTCGAGACCGCCTTCTGGTCGACGAGCGGCTGCAGCGCCTCGATCGCGAAGGCCTCGGCCCACATCGCCGTCTCTCCGTCGAGCGGCGCACGCTCGAGGAGCCACAGCAACGAGCCCAGCGGCGCCTCGCCGAGGTCGGCCCGCACGTCGACGGCATCGCCCCACCAGCCGCGCCGATCGCCATCGGCAAGCCAGGCGAGCGGATGGTCGGCCGGACAGCGCCGGTCGGTGAAAAGACAAAGGACAACCGCCGTTTCAAGCGCCGCCGTGGCCCGAAGCCCGCCGATATTGTCGGCCTCGTCGGCACCGGCCATCGCCCAGTCGCCGCGGCCTTCCTCGGTCGACCACACCGTATCCCAGAGGCCGA